TCCGCGATGCTAACCCTAAAAACGCGGAAAACGCAACCGTTCAGTCATAGCGTGCTTTTCGCTTTTTTACAGCCCCAATCAAGTCGTTCATCGTGACTGTGGATTGCCCACCAATGTTAATTGTCTGGGCCCTTTTGGGCTCTGCCTTTTTCGGCGGTTCTCGCCACACCCACGCCAGATATCTCAAGGCATCTGCGTAGTGATTGGTCCAATCGTGAACGGGCCGGTCCCTAAACGTCTTTTTGTCGTCGTCCCACTCCCGGCGAAACTGCCCAATGGCGTTAAGGAAATCCTCTTGCCCGCTGTCGATCCACAACCGTGGGAACAGGTGGCGGGCGGCCATAATCCCCTGCTGCTCGGTGTTGGTGTTGCGCAAGATGCTCACGTTTTTCATGCCGTGATCCGACGTTAGTTGCTCGAACACAGAGCGACCAGCAGCCGCCAAGGTCTTGGCCTGCGCATCGTGCGGCAGCCAATGCTGCGAATAGTCGTATGGCTTGCTTGCAATCAACTCGGCGTAGTGCGCGAGGTTGTTTCCTGACGACGAGTAGGTGTCAATGATCCGCACCTCGCCAGCCAGCACTTGCACGAACAATATCGCGGTGTCGTCGCTGTATCCGATGTCCCAACTTGTCATCACCTTGAGATCGGGATCGTGCTTGACCTCGCATATTCTGCTTTCGGCTCTAGCAGTTGCGAGTTCGTTTCCGTAGTACGACCCGATTGTCGCCGCCTCAAAGCTGCAAAGATATTCTTGCTGAAACGATGCCGCGCCAAAATCTTTGCCGTACAGCGAAACATATTCGGCTTTAATTTCATCCAGTTGGATATTGCTGAACGCGCCGGTTTCTTCCGCGCCGGACAAGTCGGCAAACCATCCATCTGTTTGCGTTGCATAGTTGTACATATCGAAGGCGTGGTTCTTTCCACGCGGTGTCGTGATGAACAACGCCCACCCGTCATTTTCTCGTAGCATTGGCGAGATGTAGCCCCAGGCGCTGGGGTTGCACAACGCCCACTCCGAGAACGTCACGCCAGCCACGCCAGAACCGACGAGCGAGTTGTAGCGGTCGCTGCCGATCACTTGCCACGTCGAGCCGTTTATTAATTCAATAAACATTTCTTGATCGTTTGTGCGCTTTCGCATCCACTCGGGAAACGCCTCGTCAATCCGTCGCTTTCCAGTGTGAGGATTTACAGCGGTCCAGATCGCCTTTCGCGCTTGGCCGTATTCCGGCAGGCAATGCCAATACGTTGCCGGGCGCTCCCACGCAGCGCAAGCTGCGCGGTGAAGCGCCACGTCATCTTTGCCCCAGCGGCGATGTGCTATTTCGATTGCGCGCTTGCCGCCGTGTTCAAGAAACGACCACACCGGTAGCTGATGCTGGCGTGGCGTCCAATCGTTATTCGGTAGGTCCATCGGTAAAGCGTTTGATGTTCACAACCATTTCGCCGCTAGTTTCCGTTTGGTTTTTATTGACCTCAAGGCCGTACAACTTTGCGATGGACATCGTCGCGGTGATCGCAGGCGATGGCTGTTCGAGCCGTCGAGCCATGTCGCGATCTGCGGAGAGTTCCTCGGCAAGGCTTTCAATCGTTACCGCGCAGCGTTCAGCGTGCTTGGCTTGGTCAGCCTCAATTACGTTTTTGACTTTAGCATTCATTAACAATCGGTGACCTTGCACGGGTGCGCCTTTTTCAGAATATCCGGCGCGGACAGCGGCTTTACCGGCGTTTTTGTCAATTGCATATTCTTTTGCAAAGGCTTCCTGCTTTGGACTTAGTGGGTCGCTCATACCTTTTTCCACTTAATAAATTCCCAGCGTCGCCAGACCAGTTTTTGTGTGGAGGTCCACCTGGGAGGAGCGGAGACAAAAACAGCCTGACGACTGTTTACAATACTCAGAACGGTATCTCGTCGTCCACTAGGTACATTGCCCGACGCTCTGGCGTCATCACGGACACGTTTTTGATTGGCTGTCCGGGCAGTTGCAGTTTCAGAGCATTCAGGCTGCGCTCGCTTTCGAGCATTCGGCCCAGTTCTTCAAGGCTGTAGACGACTACACCTTTCAAGGCTTCGTCCTCCTTGAGTGCCTTAATTGCGTCGGGGTTGCCTTGCGCTACGGCAAATTGGAACCCCTTGTCAGTGGTGTGAGGCCAAATCTTTGGCGAAAGTGGCTTGTGGCCGTTGGCCTCGGCTTCGTCGTTTAGAACTTTCCAGCCTTTGATCAGCACGTTTGCTCGTTTGGCAACTGTCTGTGCGTCCTTGGCTTCTATGGCTTCGTCCAGCTTTGCCTTTGCGCTTCCGAACTTTAGGGCAGTCTCAGTGGTGACAAGCTGTGGCAGTCGGTCGCATCCCCATTTCAATTCCATGTCCACCGAAACTTTGTCTAACGGCATAATCGAATAGTGGATTGCCTCCGCCGTCGCGTTTCCCAGAGCCTCTCGGTTGGTCCAATAATCAGGTCGCTCACGTTTTGTTTTCGTCGCCATCAGGTTGTCCTCGTTGTTGCTGTTTGCTCAAGGCATCGATGAGGCACACACGCCTGTGTGGCCTCTATAGAGGTGGAGTTTGGTGTAGTTAGGAAGTCATTGGAACGTATAAGCTTTTCAGACCGTGTAGATTGAAAAACACACATCTCTTTTAACCGTTTACTTTCAGTTACTTGCGTCATCTGATTGCCTTTTCGGTCTTGTGGCCTAATCGCTCCACATGGACGATATTTCCGTCTCCTACTAGCTCCTGAAACACCTTCACGACGGCGTTCGATTTGTGCTGTGGGAGCAGTCTTGGCAGCGCCTTTCGGTAGCCTCGCAAGCCTAGTTTTCGAATAGGGTTTTTCTCGCCCCAGGCAATATCCACCTCGGCCATGACGGCGTGCTTGAGCGCGGTGTCGTTAATTTTGTCTAGTTGACTGGTGCTGGTCGGCACCGTCAGGACGCCCTTATCCCAAATTAATTTGATGTCTGTGCTGTCGTCGCCGACCTCCGAGTAATTGCTCTTCTTCCGCGACAGAATGCGAACGCCGTCAGTTTCAGCGTCCCTGGATAGATATGCCCGGCTTCTGACACTGTTCTCCCACGCCGTGCTTCCGGACAGCCCCGATCCGCTTGCTAGGCCGCTCAAGCTGGGATGAGCAAGGACTAGGACGGTGGCGTTTAACTTCAGAACCAGCGATCCCAGAAAGGTTTTGACGAATGTGTTGACCTCCCTGCGGACGTTTTCGTTGCCTCCGAACATGTCTGCTGCGGTGTCCAGAATTATAAATATAGCGTCGGCGTCGCCCTTCACTTCACTCGCAGTGCGGTACAGCGTCTCAAAAAACTCACCAGCCAGCGCCTCACCTTGAGATGGAAACGTCACGATGACGTTATCCTCGCCAATTCTGGGCCACAGCCAGCAATTTTCGGGGCCACTTCCGAACTCATCGACGCCGCGCCACTCGTTTATATCAAGCTGCCTGCGGCTTAACTCCAGGGCGTCGTCCTCACAGCCGACGTACAACACCGGCATCTGCGTAGTTTCCAGGCCAAATACCGGCTCGCCCTCCGCTATGCGGTTAGCGAACTGCTGTGCCAGCAAGCTCTTGCCCACCCCACCAGCACCAAATAACAACGACACAGTCTGCGCGGGTATCCACTGGTCTATTGCCCACTGTCTGGCCGGTAGAGGCCCTATAACGCTTTTGGCGCTGAAGAATGCCCTGTCATCCACGGCATCTTCGTCAAACGTCTCAGGGGCGTCCTGTGGGGCATAGTCGCTGAACTCGTCCACATCCATTGCCATCAGGCTGTTAGGGCCGAAACGGTCGTTTTTGTCCCAATTTGCAGGGTCAAAGCCGGTCTGTGCTGCCAGGTGGAATATCGTCCCTGCGCCGATCCGTGTGACCTCAGATATTGAGGACCACAGGCGCTCCGTCTCGCCGTCCTCATTCTTTGCCGACCGGCGGCTGAACTCTTGGAATAGAGAAAACCCGGCGTCGCCGACTGCGCCCTTTACGGCGTGGCAAATGTGGACCCAGTCGTCGTAGTGAATATCTGTATTTTCTAAATGCTTCAACGCGGCGGTCAGCTTCTCGACCGTCGTGGCCTGCTCGCTGGGGTTAAATTGGAAACCTTTCGGGCTGGACCCGTTGGTCAGGCTCTTTGCCTTAATCTCGCCCTTTTGGCTCAGAATAATATTGGCCGCCGCGATCACATCCGCGATCTGCTGCGTCGTGACCTCGGTCAACTCGTCCGCCGGATAATCCAGCAGACTGTCTTGGGGCCATTTGTATCTGGTGTTGGTGTCGGGGTGCGTGCCGCTGGCTACGAACTGCTGACCGTCCGCCAGGATTTCCACGCAGCAATCGTGTCCCGCCAGATCGTATATTGCTGTTTTGATCTTCTTGGTATGAACGCTGCACCGATAGACCAACAGCGTCTTGGGGGCCTTCCCTATCCGCTCAGGAGCCGCGCCAAGTATTTCCTCCGTCAACGCCTTGATCTGCGCTGATGCGGCTGCGTCAAGAACGTCAATATCAATTGCGATAATGTTGTGCTTGCCGCCCAGGACCACGCCGATGTTGGCGTCTGGATATTGTGTGAAGTCTGGCGCTGGGCGTGACTGCCAAGCCTTTAGAATCGGCACCTTGCCGCTCAAAGGCGTAACGTCGTAGCCCTTGGCCGCTAATTCTTCTCCGTATTTCTGAAACATGGGTCCAACCTATTGTCTCTGTGAGCGAGGTGGCGGCGACAGTAACCGGGAGGAAAACTGCCGCCGCGCTCCGAAGCGAGCGGGTCGGGTTGGGACAACCCGCACGCTCAGAACTTATAGACTAAAACTCGTCGTCTGAGTCCCCCTTGAGGCAAGCAGGACGCTCTGTCCATTTTACATGTTTCCATGTCGGCGCACTGGTGGACCCCTTGCTAAAGCTGATCCTCTCAGCCTCGTCCTGCATCTTCAGGACAACCACCTCGCCATCATGGCCTTCCTTGTCCATGTCGCCAACGGCGCTCATCAGGTTTTTCAACCCCTTCCACGCCCCGGCTCCGCCTTGCTGCCACACGCCAGCGGTGTCCTTGTCGATTGCCAGCGGAAGGATAAAACCTTTCTTCCAACGCACGCCGTTAATTGCGGCAGGCTCTGGCTCAATCTTATGGATGCTTTCGTTCATTTCCCACAATGGGCTAACGCCGGGCGTTCCGTTTGAAAACGTCCAACCAGTTCCCAAATCCTCAACATCAAAGTACACGCCCTTCTTAAATATAGGCGTGATGTCGATACGGTTTTTGTCTTCGTCACGCATCGAAAAAGACTCGGCGTCGATCTGCTTATCTTTGGTCTGCTGGGCGTGCCAGTTTACAAAAGTCTTGCCTCCGCCTGATCCGCTTTCGCCGTCGTCAAATTGAATTCCCATAATTTTTGTTCCTTGTTGAGTTGTTGATTTGATTTGCCCACATGGGCGGTCGTGCGGCCCCCTCACCTCTCTAGTTAATGTTCAGTAAATTCGGCTGACATGTCTTTTCGAGCTTGGTCGTAAAGCGTTTCAAGGTCGTGCATTAAATCCTGCAAAACGTCTGAACGCCACAGCGCGCTTTCCTCTGCGAACTCAAGCGTCGGAGAGGCTTCTGCCTCACCCGATCCTGCGTTGATTTTGATTTTGATGTATTTGCTCATGCCTTTTTCTCCCAGAAATGATGGCCTGCGCTGCTGCACCTCAACATCAGGTCAAAAGAATCGGAGAATTCGACGGACACTTTGACAGGTGGGTGGTAAGCCGGAGGGTCGTTTATCTCGGCAAGCTTCGCAACCGCTTCTTTTTTGGTGCGAACTCGAACGCTGTAAACGTCCGAGTCATCGTGACATTCGCAGTACCAGTAGGTAAGTTTCATCCCGCCACCCCGTTCTTTTTGAACCACGCCACGACGGCGGGCGTCGCCTCACCTCCGGTCAGGAGGCACTGAAGCGAGCCAACGAAAAGGTCGGCCCACTCTCCGGGGGTCGCGGCCTTCTCGACGTAAATCGTTTCGTCCGCGTTGAGGTGACCGGATTCGATAAGGTCATTAACGCCATCCGGCGCGCTGCTTTCGCACTCGGCAATCAAGGTGTTGTACAGGGTGTGGTCGGCAATAAGGGCGTCCTCTGCGGCGTCTTCCGCTATCCAGGCCGCACGCTCCAGCTCGTCTTTGGCCCACAAATACGCATTTTCCGAGTTGCTCATACGCGCCCCCAATAAAATCCGTGAACCCCGACAATAACGCAGAAGCCAAAACCAGTGGCTATGATGGCGCGGCCTTCTTCAATTCCATGTTGGCCAAAACGAACTTTTCGAGCGACCTGGATTTGCAATTTGTTCATCTGTCTTCTCCCGGTTAATCAATGGCGTGATTATACACCTGTGGTGTACGCCATCAAGCCATCATTTCTCCAAGGTTTCTGCGGAGTTTTCCGATGAACCCAAGGCCGAGACCTTAGCCAGCCGCCCTTGCAGATAAGTGATTTCCTTTCGCGTCAGCACAATCGGACCCTTCCCCTGCGACAGGTGGAATAGCCTGTTGGC